GCGGTCGGGGTACGCAGCAGCCGCTGCAGGTCGCGGCGGATCAGGGCATCAAGGCCGACGCCGCTGCCTATGAAACTACTACCCGGGCAACTGCAGAAGCAGAAGCGAATAAGAAGATTGCCGAATCCCTCGATGAAGCACTCATTCAGTACACCTATGCAAATGGTTGGGATGGCAAGCTGCCTTCCACTTATCTCGACACTGAAAGCACCTTCCCCGTCCTACAGACGAATCCCTTTTATGGCGAATGAGTTATGGCATTGAAAAGAATATATACCTGTGATCGCTGCAGGAAAGAAACAGAATCCTATTATACCATCTGTCGCGGAAAATTCGTGCTCCTTGATGATTGGTATGAAGCCGATAAAAAGCTCCGCTATGACTTATGCAATGATTGTTACCGAAAGCTGAAGCGTTTTCTGAATGGTAAATCTGCAAAAGGAGATAAGCAATGAAAAACCTGAAAATTTACGCCTCCTGTATTGAACAGGAGGCGATCGACCAGATCAACTGTCTCATGGATCAGCCTGCGTTTGCAGATGCGAAAGTTCGCATCATGCCAGATGTTCATGCAGGCGCTGGCTGCGTTATTGGTTTTACTGCCGATCTGGGCGATAAAGTCATCCCCAATGTAGTAGGGGTTGATATTGGTTGCGGCATGCTCGTTGCAGAACTTGGTAATATCGAAATCGATTTTGAAAGGCTGGATCGTACTATCCGAAAAAATATTCCGTCTGGTATGAACGTACATAAAGGTCGCAAACATCGGTTTCCGTTAATGCAGGTCATGCATTGTTACCGGAATCTGAAAGACACCAAGCGAATCGAATGCTCTATCGGTACCCTCGGCGGCGGAAATCACTTCATTGAAATCGATCAAGATGAAGAAGGGAACAAGTATCTTGTCATCCATTCCGGCTCCAGAAATCTTGGAAAGCAGGTTGCAGATCACTATCAGAATCTTGCTTGGGAATTGATGGAAGGCAAAGATAAACTTTTTGAAGCTCAGGCTGAACTTATCAAGCGATATAAGGCGGAAGGTCGCAAGAAAGAAATTCAGGCTGCAATCAAACAGCTTCACCGTGAATTTGAAGCTGTTGTCCCGAGCATTCCGAAGAATCTTGCTTACTTAACTGGCAATTACAGAACCGGGTATTTGAGTGATATGGGTATCTGCCAGCAATATGCATCAAGGAACCGTATTGAAATGGCGAAAACACTCTGCATTGAAATGGGCTGGTCTCCGTTTTCCTGCTTTGAAACCATCCACAATTATATCGACCTTGAATCCAACATCGTCCGTAAAGGTGCAGTATCCGCAAAGAAAGGTGAACGCCTCATCATCCCCATGAATATGAGGGATGGTTCTCTGATTTGCATTGGCAAAGGTAACGAGGATTGGAATTGCTCCGCACCACATGGAGCAGGCAGGCTGATGAGCAGAACCAAAGCCAGGGAAACCCTCTCTATGTCCAACTTTGAACATGAGATGTCCGGCATCTACACTACTTCTGTCTGCGAAAACACGCTGGATGAAGCGCCTATGGCCTATAAGCCTATGGAAGAAATCGTGCCACATCTCGAACCCACAGTTACCATTGAACGCATCATCAAGCCTATTTACAATTTCAAGGCGAGTGAATGAGAACAACCCGCCATGTAGGCGGGTTTTGTTTCATTCATTGCCAATCTGTTCAAGTATGCGCATTAAGTCGTTGCGAGTCAAACCCATTTCCTTAATCTTTGTACCGATCTCGCGCAGCGTCACTTGCGGTCTGGAAAGCTCTTCAATTTTTGCTTTACAGTCTTGAATCTTGGCTTCGTATTCCTTGATTTGTTTTTCAAGTTTTGCAATCTTTTGCTGATTTGCTGCTGGTATACGCGTCTTGTTTGTTTCCATATAATCACCCTTTCATTGTTGCTGTAGTCATTATAGCATATGTACCATACACAAGTCTAATGTCAATATAAGGAGATAACTATGAGTAAAGTTTTAATCGTCGTTGATATGCAAAACGACTTTGTCACCGGCGTACTCGGTACGCCTGAAGCGCAGGCTATCGTGCCAAATGTAGAAAATAAGATCAGGAATTATATTTCCAATGATCAGCTATTGTATTTCACCAGAGATACCCATTGGGACGATTATATGGAAACACAGGAAGGTCAAAAGTTACCTGTTCCGCATTGTATTATGGGTTCAAATGGCTGGAATATTATTCCGGAGCTTCATGGATATGAAAAGTACGCAGATATGAAGTGTCTTAACAAGAAAGCATTTGGTTATGACTACTGGGAAGAGGTGTTTGGCACCGGTTCTGGTATTGAATCTATCGAGCTTGTCGGTGTATGTACAGATATTTGTGTAGTGTCCAACGCACTCATCCTCAAAGCGCTCTATCCGGAAATTCCGATCACTGTAGACGCCTCCTGTTGTGCCGGCACTACGCTTGAAAATCATAAAGCTGCGCTGCAGGTCATGAAATGCTGCCAGATCAATGTAATTGGAGAATAAATTATGCTGAAATTAAATGGCGTTGAAATCAAACAGGAGCGTTTCCCCGATGGAACGCTCCACATGAACATTCCCAGCCGCATACGGCTCATGGAAGACCCTTATTCTCCTTCTATTGCCAAGGTTGAATGGTTTTATGAGAATGATGCGGAACTGTTTTCCCTATATTCCCTCTGCCGCAGCGTGCAAAATGCTATTCGGAAGAGGACAGGTACGCATACTGTCAAATCCCATCTCTCCATTCCTTATCTTCCCCATGCAAGAATGGATCGTGTAAAGAAGGATACCGAAGTATTTACTCTCAAATACTTTGCGGAGATCATCAATAGCTTGAATTTTGATAAGGTCGAAATTCTCGATCCACATTCCAACGTTGCTTCCGCACTGATCCAGAATGTGCAAATCCTTCAGCCTACAAACTCCATCCTCAGTGTGATCGACAAGATCACCGTTAACGGTCTTACGCTTTTTTATCCTGATGAGGGTTCTGCAAAGCGTTACTCTGACCTGTTCCATATGCCCTACTGCTTCGGCGTCAAGCATCGCGATTGGGAAACCGGGCAGATCAAGCACCTTGAAGTTTTGGGAGACCCCAATCTCATCGAAGGGCAGGATATCCTGATCATTGATGATATTTGCTCCCGTGGTGGAACCTTCCTACACTCCGCAAAAGAACTCAAAATCATGGGCGCAAATAAGATCTATCTGTGGGTAACGCATTGCGAGAATACCATTCTTGAAGGCGATCTTCTGAAAGATGATCTTATCGAGAAGGTTTTTACCACGAATTCTATCTTCACAAAAGAACATCCGAAAATTGAGGTGATTGAGCTGTGACCAATCGTGAATGGCTTGAATCGCTTTCAGATGAAGACCTTGCGGATGTGCTTCAGGATAATTGGTGTTTGTTGGTTTACCTCGCGGATAGTTCAAGCTACTGCAAACATAACTGTGAATGCACAAAGCAAATTCTCCGCTGGCTCAAGCAAGAACATGGCATAAGCAATCAGGTCAATACATTAAATGGAGGAGTTAAACTGTGAATCATATCAACCCTATGCTGCTTTGTGATTTCTATAAGGCATGTCACGCTGAAATGCTGCCCAAGGGAATCACAAAGTCCGTATCCTATTTTACTCCACGTATGTCCCGTGTCAATCGTTGGAATGAAGTCGTTATGTTTGGCTTGCAGGGCTTCATCAAAACTTATCTGATCGATTATTTCGATCAGGAATTCTTTACAAGACCTTTCAGGGCAGTCACTGAAGAATATGAGCGTATCATGAACAATGGCCTCGGCAAAGGTAGCTATGGTCTTGAAAAAATTGAAAATCTTTGGGATCTTGGTTATCTGCCCATTGAGATTCACGCTTTACCGGAGGGTGCTCGTGTCCCCATGCACGTTCCCATGTTCGCAATTACAAACACACATCCGGATTTTGCATGGCTTCCGCAAGCGCTGGAGAGCCTCATCTCTGCTGAAATGTGGCATCCGATGATTGCAGCTACCGTCGGTGCAAGCTATCGTGAAATCGTGGATCGTTACTACGATCTCACCTGTGATAACGATATTCCCCATGCCAGGGCGCTTGGTAATTTTGACTTCAGAGGAGAAGAAAGTCTCCAGTCTGCCGTCAAGGCAGGTGCTGGCTGGTGCTTGTCTTTTTTGAACACCGCAACCGTTCCTACTATTCCCTATCTTGAAAAAATGTACAATTGCGATTGTACAAAAGAACCTGTCGCCTTTGGTTCGCCCAGCACGGAACATGCCGTTATGTGCAGCAATTATGCTGTGGACGGCGATGAAGAAACTCTGCTGCGCAGACTTCTCACAGAGATCTATCCCAATACCTCTTTCTCTGCCGTTCTCGATTCTTATGACTACTGGAATGTTATTGATAATGTTCTGCCCAAACTTCATGATGAAATTATGAATCATAATGGCTGCATGCTCATGCGCGGAGATAGCGGCGATTGTATAGAAGTCGTAACGCAAACTGTATTCAAACTGTGGGACCAGTTCGGCGGCACAATCAATTCCAAGGGCTATAAAGTCCTCGATCCCCATGTAAAAGCGATCTACGGCGATTCTATTACGCTCCAGCGTTGCGAGTTGATCTATTCTATCCTCAAAGCGAATGGTTTTGCGGCATCGAATGTTGTCCTTGGCGTTGGTTCCTTCTCGTTCCAATGCATTGAAGAAACAGAAGATATTTATGATGATTCCCTCGGTTGCTACGTTCCCTTTATGATATTCAAACCTTTTACCCGAGACACTTTTTCTTCCTGTATTAAGGCTACCTATTGTGAAATCGATGGTAAGCCTGTTCCGATCTTCAAAGACCCCAAGGACGGAGGCTTCAAAAAGTCCCAGAAAGGCTGTTGTATCGTATTGAAAGATGCGAAAAATGGTTTTACCTATGTAGATGGGTATGACTGGGAAACTGCGAGCAAACATTCTCTCAATCAGTTAAAGCCTGTATTCCGCGATGGTTACATGCTCAAAGAATGGACGCTGGCAGAGGTAAGAAGCAATTTGCACGGAGGAAAATTCTGATGAATTTAGATGAGGCGAAGCTATCCATCATTCTTCAATTGTGGCGGGATTTGTCAGAATTTGAATTTGATGAATCCGGAAGGTTAATAGAATCATTTATCCATTTTCCGAAAGGGACTCATATGCAAATCGTATATGATTGGTTTGACTGTAGATATCCCGGAGGATGCATGGAACTAGATGCAATTATAGAAAGGAAATAATCAATGATACTTCAAAGGTTTAATGCCGTCAGAGCGAAAGAAGGCTGCGTTGATTGGATCAGACAGTGGTTTAAGTACAATGGCGATGGCTGTAATGCCATCGTTGGAATTTCTGGTGGCAAGGATAGTTCTGTTGTTGCAGCGCTTTGCGTTGAAGCGCTTGGGAAAGACAGGGTAATCGGGGTGTTGATGCCAAGAGGTAAACAGCAAGACATTCAAGATTCTTATGATCTTGTAGATACATTGCACATCAAGCATGTAAATATCAACATTGAAAGCGCAATAAACGGAATTTACTACAGTATCAGAGATAACAATTTTTTATACAAGGACGACGCCATACACATTGAATTGTCTGAACAGGCCGAAATCAATCTTCCGCCTCGTATCCGCATGGCAACGCTTTATGCTGTATCTCAGTCCTGCAATGGTCGTGTGGCAAATACCTGCAATCTTTCTGAAGATTACATTGGTTACTCTACCCGTTGGGGTGATTCTGTGGGCGATTTTGCGCCCATCGCCGGCTTTACCTGCAGCGAAGTCATTCAGATCGGCGAAACTCTCGGTCTTCCGGATCATCTTATCCATAAAACCCCGTCCGATGGACTTTGCGGTAAATCTGATGAAGACAGTTTCGGTTTTACCTATGAAGTTTTGGATCGATATATCCGAGAAAACATGTGCGACAATTTGGAAATCAAGGAAAAGATCGATCGGATGAGGGGTAAAAATCTGTTCAAACTGCAAATGCCCCCAAGATTTGTCCCTTATTGGGAATCGGGCATTTTTGAAACAATCATATTCTAAGGAGCAATCAAATGAAGAAATTTAAAATCATCCTGCTCGTAATTGTAGCTATTGGTCTCTGCGCGATCCTTTCCGGTTGCGGCAATAAGGCATGGTTCGACACCACGTACACCTTCAACCGTGCTATCGTTTCTCTGCCCGATGGCGACATTGTAAAAGGCACAGTGTCATCTTGGCTTGACTTTGAAGATGGTGATCAGATTCAGGTCACGATCAACGGAACCACATATCTGGTTCATAGCAGCAACATTGTATTAATTTCCGATTGAGGAGGAAACTATGTACATAATTAAAAATAGAGTTACGAATGAATATGACCGCAAAGGCCATAAATCCTTTCACTCAGTTTCAAGAGATGCATGGGAAAAGCTTGCTCATGCAAAGAGTCACGTTGCCATGAAATGTACATGGTACGGCGACTTCATGAACAACATTCAGTGGTATATCAATGCAGATTTTCTTGAGATTGATGAGACAGGCATTGTAAGTATCATACCAGTAGCAGAATATCTTGAAGAGTATCTTCCGGTCTGCTGTAAGAGGAACCTGATTCCTCAAAGCATATATCATGATATCGCCAAGGTGATAGAAAGCAGCACTAATAAGAGTGATTTTGAATGATAATTATGAAAATATTCTTGTATATAGTCATACTCATTCTCATTGGATTGTTTGGTGGACTTCTGGTCTATTGGGCTTTTGAAGATTGGTGGGATTGGCGAAGGAGAATAAATTTTCGCCTATCGTTTGATCATTTTAAACAGCTCTATTCCGTCGCTCCTCAAAAGTATGACCTAAATCCTGGGTATGTTTCATATGCTGGTAACATCATCGGGTTTTCACTGCTGGATTGGAAGAAATATAAGAAATGGTGCAAGCAGCTTGAAAAAGAAAGGGCTGAGCTTCGAGACATCCGAGTCAAGAAGGAATTTCTCGAAGCTGTGAATCGTGATATTGATGCGTATAAAATCAATTCGAAAAAAGAAATTGAGGAATTGAGTGAAAAAATTGCAAATGGGGAATTGCCGCAGCTCAATAACAATATTGGGTGTTATCGTGTTGGTGGTGGTGCCGGTAGTATTATACGTAGAAGGACGCAAAACGGAGGGTTTTAATGACAGGATTGGTAGTCTATTCTAAGGAGATGGTTCAGGATGCAATTGATATATTGCATCCTGACACAACGGCTCAAAAGCTTACGGAAATTGAATACTATGGAGGATTCAACGGCAAATCCGCCGCAATCGAAGCGGTAAATAGTGTATGCAGAGTAGCTTGTTCAATCATGCAAATGTACATGGAGAAGCTTGACGCCCCTGTTGGAACATGGTCATTCAGAATGGGATATTTTGAAGCTTCTGGTATTCCACGAGAAGAAGCAATTTGCTCTCACTGCAATCAGGTTGTATATGTAAATACTGCCGTAGCATCTTCATATTTTGAGAAGAAATTCATAGAACAACATCCGTTCTGTCTTCGTTGCGGAATAAGGATGAGAGGTGAAGTGAATGAACAATGATCTGATTTCAAGGGCTGCGGCGATTGAAATCCTTATGAAATACTGCCCGGATGATGACGGAACCTGTTCGAAAGCGGACGCTGACCCGCGAGAAATGTTGGACGAAATCGAAAACATTTCAGCCGTGGATGCAGAACCCGTGCGGCATGGGCGGTGGATTCACGACAACAACAACTTGTATGGATGTTCCGAATGCTTGTCGAGAGAAACAATGTCTCACAGAAAACTAAAAAACTACTGCCCTGACTGCGGCGCGAAGATGGAGGTAAAATGAAGTTCAATAAAAGATATGCGTATATTGGATTGGCTGTATCAGTTGGGAGCTGTAGCAGTATCGGCGGCATTGTGGCTATTTGTTACAATGATTGGGTAAGCGGAATAGTGTGCTTATTGGGGATTTGCGCGTCTGCATTCTTCGGTGCTGGTTGTTTGAAAGAAGATTGAAAGAATGGATGGTGATGCAGATGCCTAGTCAGATCAAAAGAGGAGAATCAATTCTTATTCCTTTTAAGGACGGAAAGAGCATTTACGATTCTCAGAACAAGCCAAGAATGTACATGACGCGACAGGCGTTTGAGAGGTCGTTTCCGGGATATCTGGTCGGCAGAGAAAGCGTTGAGCTTGTCGAGTATGTTGAAGTGGTGCGCTGCAAGGATTGCGCGGAATATCATCCGTGGCTGCGCGGCAACATCTGCATGCGGTTAGGCTCCTATTACGGCGATACAAAGCCCGATGATTTCTGCAGCTATGGACGCAGGAAGGATGCGGAGGATGAATAAATGCAGGTAACCACAACATTCGAAGTTGTCACATACGAAGAATCCCGCTATGAATTCTTCCTTCAGAAGAAGCATGAAGCCGAAAGAAAACTGGAATGGTACACAAAGCGGCTTTCAAAGGCGCGTGGACATAGGGCGATGCAGCTTTACGAAAAATGCTGCGATTTGGGCTGGGAAATCAACTTCTATGATGATGCCATGAAGGCTTTTGATATTTACACGGAGGAGGCAACAATATGAGTTTCTATGTTCCGAGCGAAGAAGAACGAGAAATCTTTGAACGCTATATCGAAAAAGAAGGTCTGAGATCTGATCGCGAAATTCAGGAAGCTTGGCATGATTTCTGCGATGAGCTTGAGGATTACCATTTTAGAAGCAGGAGGTCGAGGTGAAGAATTTCGTAATTGATCCTTATTTAAAATCATGCTGCGAAATCTGTGAGGCTTATACTGGGACTGATCATTTTTATGGAGATTGTACTCGGTGCCCCGCTTATAGGATGGCTGAAAAACTAAAAGCAACGGAAAGAGAACTCAAAAAGCTTCAATATCTAAAATCTTGGGATGATTTTCCGGAAAGGATGGGAAGGTAATGTGCAGAATTGGAAATTCCGAATGGTCGGAACAGTCACCGTATGACGACGATTATCCGCGTGAAGACGATGAACGTTCCCCTTATGACGACGACAACATGAGAGAGGAATATAAAGATGAAGAATGATGAATTTAAGACTACCGGACTCCTCAGTTCCGCATCTGAATTACGAAAGCTCATCATTGAAAATCCCGACCTGCCTTTGTTGGTGTTTGCCGGCGAAGACGCCAACTCTGGAAACTATTGGGGTTACATGTCTTGTTCGTATGTCTCTGCAGATGTCGGTGAATTTCTTGATTGTATGCAGACGGTAAACGACGAGAAGTGTTATTGCGATCGCGACGATTTCGAAGAAGATATCATAAACTCGCTCTATGATTATTACGATGAACCAGACGATGTGTTCGAAAAGCGCATAAAAGAAGAGCTTGCAAAGTATGAACCTTATTGGAAGCCGTGTATCATTCTCTATGTAAACAATTGAACCTGCTGAAGAGGAATAAAAAATGAATGAACCTGTGTTTTGTCCTTACTGTGGTGAAGAAATGCACTTGCGCACAAGCTTTGAAAATCAGCAAGAGTTCCCAGATTTATGTGCATGGTTTGAGTGCATCCATTGTGATTCCAATGCTCCTTTGTATTATGGCGACACCGAAGAAGAAACTATTGAAGGGGCTTATGTCGCCGCAACAAAAAGAAGAACATCCAGCTAAGTGATGCCCATCACTCCAATTAAATCCCCTCTCCAGAGCTACCGCTTCGGTAGCTCTTTTTTATTCATAGCTCAAATGTTAAATTTTAAATTCACTCCAATAAATCCAGAATTTTTCTAACTATTAATAGTAGAAGGGTTCTTAATTTTATGCAACAACCATCCAAAGAAAGCAGGTCTCATATGGAAAAACTCAAATCACTTGGCTCGTTGGCAAAGTCTCCTACTCTCACCAACAAAAAGAAAATCTCGCATGTAAACCTGTTCCCGGAAGGCTATCAGAATATTGCTTCCCTTGAATCCGTATCGTCCTTTCATGAGCTGATGCGCAGTGTAACAAAACGCTATGAACAAAACAGTGAAATCATCAGCAAGACGGATCGCGAAATACAGGATCTTCTGCACGAAATCGAACTCTTGCCTTCTGTAAATGCAGCGGACGGTTATTGCTTCTATAAAAAGATCCGCATTGCCCGTCAGAAGCGCAGAATCGCCAAGACAGAGAATACAAAGCTTCAGCCCCTGTATGAATACATCAATACGCACCCCAGCTTCCTCAAGGAGATGGAAAGTCTGAGAACTTCCTGCATGTCAGCCGATGTGCGGATCACCAATTACGAATATGTGTATCGCATTCAAGAATAACTATGATTACTTCGATCAATGATCTTATTTATAAATATCTTGTCCCCTATAAACGCTCAGGACAAGACGAAATCAGAGCCTTAACCTGTCCATTTTGTCATGGCGGAGAAAACAATGAAGGATACAGCTTTTCCCTGAACATCGACACCGGTACATACCATTGTTTTCGCGGAAGTTGCGATGCAAAAGGAAATATTGAACAATTAGCTATGCACTTTGGAGAAGAATATAAAGGAAATACATCCCGAATGAACACCAAATCTTCGCTTCAATATAAATTTCCGAAAGTTGAATTGATGGATCTGACGCCTCAGATTATCGAATACTTCAGCTCTCGCGGAATTTCTGAAGATACACTCAATACCTACAAAGTATCTTCCGATAAACAGGGAAACATTGTTTTTCCATTTTATCTGGGAAATGAATTGCTTCATGTAAAGTTCCGGAAGCCGCAAAAGCCTTCAAAAAAGGAACCGAAAGAGTGGCAGGAGCCGGACACACGGCCTATTCTGTTTGGCATGGATCTGTGCGATTTCAGTATGCCGCTGATCATCACAGAGGGCATGATCGACACGCTTTCCCTTCGTGAAGCAGGCGTTACAAACGTCGTATCTGTCCCCAGCGGCTGCGAAAATATGAAATGGGTCGAAGAATGCTGGGATTGGCTTGAACGCTTCGACGATATTACTATCTTTGGCGACAATGACGCTCCTGGCAGGCAAATGGTCAACCATCTGATCAAGCGCCTTGGCGAATCCCGTTGCCGTATCATTGAAGAATATCCTATTAAAGCAGATGGT